AATATCTTCACTTAGGGGATCAAACGGCGCGTATTCGGTTCCTGGATAAGCCATATTGGTGGGCAAAACCTTATTTTGGTCGTCGCCGCCTCGGTTTTCTGGTTCCGGACTAATTTGTGTTGGATGTTGATTTAATACATAATCGTCTAAGTTTTGGCCATTGTCTTGTGGCGGAGGAGGGGAATCCGATCTTCTTTGCTCTGGCTCTGGCTTAGGTTCGTGTTCTGGCTCAGGTTTATTATTTCCAATCAAATCGTTGACGAAATCGGTTACGGGATTACTCTCAACGGCCGAAACGGGGGCAAGCGTTGTTAATAAATGATTTATATTATAAGCCACGGTTTTTTGTTCTTCGGATTGTTCAGATGTATACGACAATTCCGAGTTTATTTGAACGTGCGATGCTTCTTCTTCTTCTTGTCCCTGAACCTGCGTTGAGTCATCCGGACTTTGAGCCACTACTGTGCCATCGGGGGCTTGCGTCACTATTGTGCCGTCAGGGGCTTGCGTCACTATTATGCCATCAGGGGCTTGCGTCACTATTATGCCATCAGGGGCTTGCGTCACTATTGTGCCGTCAGGGGCTTGCGTCACTATTATGCCATCAGGGGCTTGCGTCACTATTGTGCCGTCAGGGGCTTGCGTCACTATTGTGCCGTCAGGAGCAGCCGTAGAAGTTTCAAGTGCTTCTACAAAGGATTCGTGGTATTTATGTAACCAAAAAATAACATATATTCCGGAAAAAAAGACAAGTACCAAAAAGATTTGAAATAATATTCTAAATTCATTCATTTGTTATAACGATATATATTTCCCGAGGAAAAGAATATGGCAAATTATAAAATATATTTAGTATATATAGAATGATAGACGTCCTTTTGGTTCATGCAAATTGGTGCGGACATTGTCAATCTCTTATGCCCGAATGGAAAAAAATGAAAGAGTCGCTGAAATCCAATAAAAATGTAAGTATTCACGAAATCGAATCCGAGGATTCGGATAAAGAGAGCAGATTAGAAGAATTCGGCAAAAAGGCGGGCGGGGAAAAAATATCGATTCGCGGGTTTCCTATGATTCTTAGATTCGAAAACGGCGAAATGACAGAATATAAAGGAGAACGTACCGCGGACAAATTGGCTAAATGGGCAACAAAACATAAGTTGTCCGGCGGCAAAAGAAAATCAAAGCGTTCTAAAACTGCGAGAAAAAGAAACAAAAGCTGTAAAAAATGCGGTTCCTTTTCTTTTTGGTAAAAATTGATAACCAGAAGGTTATAATAATCTATTATAACCATCTAAACATTAATCAACATATACTATAATGCATAGTGTAGGTTTGAATGTATCCATCGAAACAAAAAAAACGGGCCCCGTAGTAAAAAAGCAGATGCGTTTATTTTCATTTCAAACTTATGACGAAAGTCCCTCTAAATCGAACGAAAATAGCTCTGACGAAGAAAAAGAGGCGCGCTTTAAGGATAAGCAACAATTTGTAATCCAGATGTTCGGTCTTAACGAAAAAGGCGAGACCTTTTGTCTTTATGTTCGCGATTTCTTACCCTTCTTTTACGTCAGTGTGGGTGAAGATTGGACACCGTATAATATGCGATGTTTACTCGAAGAAATAAAGAAAAAACTACCGAAAAACATGCAAGAATCTATTGTTGAAGCAGAGCTCGTGAATTATAATAAATTATATGGATTTTCCGCGGGCAAAAAAAGTCGCTTCGTTAAATTTACATTTAAAAATAGTATCGCCATGCGAAAAGCAAGATCACTATGGATGGAATACGTAGAAGACGCGGACCGACCCGGAAAAAATAAATCCAGAATGCGGCAGTTTATATTTCAAGGAATCAACATCGAACTCTATGAAAGTAATATTCCCCCGCTTTTGCGGTATTTTCACATTCATAATATTAGTCCTTCGGGCTGGGTTGAAATACCCACGAACCGAGTAGAACGCACTGAAAACAAAACGACAACCTGTAAATATGAATTTGTATGTCAAGCGAATCAAATTAAGCCGCTACCAGATAAGGAAACTCCTGTTCCTTATAAAATCTGTAGTTTTGATATTGAGGCCAATAGTAGTCACGGAGATTTCCCGGTTCCTATTAAAACCTATAAGCGTTTGGCAATGAACATGGTGGATATTTATATCAAACAAAAGGATTTTCTGGATATACCAAAAACTAAAATTATGGTACAAAGGATGATTTTAACGGCGTTTGGATACGATAATTTTGATGATATCGATATCGTTTATCCAAAGTCGCTACCGACGAAAGATCAAATTAAAAAATATATCAAAGTTCTCTTGGACGAGCCCATGGAAATCGCCAAACACGCGAATAAAGACCAGGACACGGCGCATTTATTAACGATTGATGAAATGTTTGAACAAATGAAAGACCGTATTAAATTCGGCGGAGATAATGATGCCGAAAGTAGCGAAATGATTCCAAACGAGGCCGGCGCGGAAGAAGGCGTCGGATATCAGTTTGCTAAGAAAGCTTCGCAAAAAAAGGTGGACGTAAAATCCACCGTTATAGACATGCTTCTTTCAGAAACCTATAGTCGAGATGAAAAAATTCAAATATTAAATGATATTCTTACGCGCTTATTTCCGCAACTCCAAGGCGATCAAATCACGTGTATTGGATCAACGTTTATGCGATATGGCGAACCAGATACGTATTTGAATCATTGTTTGGTCCTCGGAACGTGTGACCAGGTGGATGGCGCAACGATTGACGCAGTAGACGACGAGCGAGATTTGCTTGTCCGCTGGGCGGAACTCATACAACAAGAAGACCCGGATATTATTATTGGATATAATATATTTGGTTTTGATTATGAGTTTATGTTGCGCCGCTCGCAAGAACTACACTGTGAACAAGAATTCTTAAATGTATCGCGTAAAATAAATGAATTTTGCGGGACATACGATAAAGAAGGTGTTCTACAATTGGATAATACTCCTCTTCGCCTCGCCACCGGTGATTATGACCTTAAATATTTCAAGCTATCTGGTCGTCTACAGATTGATATGTATACCTATTTCAGACGCGAATATAATCTTCCCTCGTATAAGCTGGATTATGTTGCTGGTGAAAACATCTGCGATAGTATTGTAAAAGTGGTACATGCAACGAACGAATCGGGAAAAGAAATCACCGAGCTGTATAGTAAAAATTTGACGGGGCTTCATACGAACGATTTCATTCATATCGGTTATGTTGGATTCACCTCCGATTACTATAAAAACGGTGAGAAATTTCGCGTGTTGGAAATTCGCAGAGGCGTTGAAGTCGTCGAAACGGTCAAGGGAAACGAAGTCACGAATAAATATAACGTTATTGTTATTGACGGCCACGAAACCATTGATACAAAACGTTCGGTGAAATGGGGATCAGCAAAGGATGATGTATCGCCACAAGATATTTCTAGGTTGTTTAAGACGGACTCGGCAGGTCGCGCAATTGTCGCGAAATACTGTATTCAGGATTGTAACCTAGTTCACTATATCATGAATAAAATCGACGTGCTAACCGGTTTTGTAGAGATGGCGAGCATTTGTAGTGTTCCTATGAGTTTCTTGATGTTTCGCGGACAGGGAATTAAACTCACTAGTTTCGTTGCGAAAAAGTGCATGGAAAATAATACACTTATGCCCGAGCTCGATAAAGGCGGCGATAATAGCGGATATGAAGGCGCGATTGTTCTTCCTCCGAAATGTTCGATGTATATGGATATTCCGGTGGCTTGTGTGGATTATTCTTCTCTTTATCCTTCGTCGATGATTAGTCAGAATCTTTCGCACGATAGTAAGGTATCAACCAAAGAATTCGATTTGGCGGGAAATCTATTGCGTGAAACGGGACAAAAAAGTCCAGACGGGTCCTATACTTATGATAATTTACCAGGTTATAAGTATATCGATCTAGAATTCGATTCATTTCGATATGTTCGTAAGACAGCAACGTCGCGCGCCGAAAAAGTAAAGTCGGGCACAAAAGTGTGTCGATGGGCACAGTTTCCGGATGGTAAAAAGGGTATTCTACCTTCTATTCTGGAACAACTATTAAAGGCGCGTTCTGATACGCGTAAGAAACAGAAGACCGAAAAGGACCCCTTCCTATGGAACGTTTTGGAAAAAAGGCAACTTGCGTATAAGGTTACCGCGAATTCATTATATGGTCAATGTGGCTCGCCAACATCCACGTTTTGTGAAAAGGATATTGCAGCATCGACAACTGCCACCGGGCGCATGATGATTATTTATGCACGCCGAATTATCGAAGAGGTTTATAAGGCGCGCATTTATACATTAGAAAGTGGTGAGAAGGTAAAAACCAACGCCGAGTATATCTACGGCGATACGGATTCGGTATTCTTTACATTTAATTTGACTGATCCAGAGTCCGGAGAAAATATTCGCGGAAAACGCGCTCTCGAAATTACTATCGAAATCGCACAAGACGCGGCGAAACTTTGTACACAGTGGCTAAAACCGCCCATGGAACTTTCGTATGAGAAAACGCTCATGCCATTTATTTTGGTAGCGAAAAAGAAATACGTGGGTATGCTTTACGAAACCGATCCGAATAAAGGAAAACTAAAGTATATGGGTCTTTCCATCAAACGCCGCGACTCTTGCGATTATTTAAAAGACGTATATGGAGGAATTTTGAATATTCTGATGAAAGAATATGATATTCAAAAAGCGTTGCGTTTTCTGGATAGTTCGCTAAGCACGCTTTTGAAAGGGCAGGTATCTACAGATAAATTAATGATGACGAAGCAACTAAAGAGCGATTATAAGAATCCCGAACGCATGGAACACTGGGTTCTATCAGATCGCATAGGAAAGCGCGACCCAGGAAATAAACCCAAATCGGGCGACCGTATCAAGTTCCTCCATTTTGTGAACCCAGAGGCGAAACTAAACGGCGAACGCATTGAAACGCCCGAATTTATTCGCGATAATAACTTGCCGATCGATTATACCTATTATATTACAAACCAACTGATGAAACCGCTCCAACAATTGTTTTCGCTAGCCCTCGAACAAATCTGGGAAATGAATAATAAAGGTACGGTTTTAAGAAAACATAGAAAAGAAGTGGCCGAACTCGAAAAACAATACGACGATCTAACCGTATTTATGAAAAAGCGGGAGATTCTCTGTTGTAAGAAAATAAAGGAACTCTTGTTTGATAAATATCTCGAGCAAATCCGTAATGAAAAAACGGGAACGCGTATGATTACACAATTCTTTAAGAAAAATTGAACGATTTGTATTTTCAGATCGTAAATACAAATTTTTATTATGCGACAAAATGAAACTTCTCTGATGGGTTATATTGGATACGAGTCATTATTTGTTTTTGAACTCACATTAACGCCATATTACATGTGCGAAGAAGCTTATTATAGAGCTATAAATCGGATGAAAAAATTTTATCGTTAAGAGCGTAAAGGATTGCCAGACAAATCATTATAAATATATACAGGTATCTCAAACGAAAACACGCGGTTTAAAGAAGTGTCACTCGTTTCAAAATAATTTTGTAACATATTTTGTATTCCACCTGAAATGTTTCTTACTGCGCGGTTGATCGCGTCCGTTGTTATCGGCGCGCGATTTAATGATGGATCAACTTGTGGTTCGGCATCCGATTCTGGTTCTTCTACAGTATCGTCTCCTGGCTCAGTTTCGTTATTCGTTCGAATATCATAACGACAAACAGGGCAGCGAACATTCTGTCGAAACCAATTTTTTATTGCGTTTTCGCGAAAAATATGTCCGCAATGAACAATACGACATACACGCTCATTTTCTTGGAATTCATCAAGAGTAATGGGACAGCGTGTATGTAGATATTCACCCGGACTATAATCAAATGTTTCCGTGGCATTATCCACTTGTTCTTGCGTGGGATTTACTTGAACGTCCTGAAATGTATTTGGAAGAACATGATTTATAGTTTCATTAATAATATTCGTATAAAATGTATCTAACGGGCTTCTTGTTCTCCACGTAAACCGAGTATTCGGAACGGAATTATTGTTTTGCGAATAGTAACCGTAAAAATTATTTCTTTGACGCGGGTTTGTGCGCATATGGGCACGATTTATAATTTGGATAAAAGCGCCGATGTTATCATGATAACGTCGCATGTTCACTGTGTTTGTTCTAATAATAGCATTATACTCATTTACCACTTCGTGTAATATATATAATAACTGCGTATCAGAAACATTACTTGGTGGCACATTGAATGACCCGCCATTATTTGTGCGAGTTCCTTCAGCGGAATAAAATCGAAAGTCATTCAATACTTGTTGGATTTCGTCATTGATATGTTGAAGGTTATTATCCATCCTGAATACCTATATAAAGCTATTTTTATATATACTTCATAGAATATATATAATGAATCTCGCAAAATATTATAAAAAAGGATATACGGGTATAGATAATTTGGGAAATACGTGTTTTTTGAATTCTTGTCTACAGGTTCTCAATCATACCTATGAAATGAACGCAATTTTAGATAGTAAAGCAGAAGACCAAATGAAACCGAATATGCCAGATACAAATATTCTAAAGGAGTGGAATGATTTGCGTGAAGTAATGTGGAGTGGAAATGGTGTGGTGTCTCCGAATAAGTTTGTTCATAATGTACACCAAATTGCACGTATTAAAAAAAAGGATATTTTCACAGGATGGGCGCAAAATGATATGCCCGAATTTTTACTCTTTATGATAGATTGTATTCATAATAGTATTAGCCGCGGTGTAACGATGAAAATATCGGGCAAAATGGAAAACAAAACCGACGAGATTGCTATAAAGTGCTATTCGATGTTACAAAACATTTATAGTAAGGAATATTCGGAAATCATGGATTTATTTTTTGGCATTTATATGTCGGAGTTGGCGTCGCGAGATGGGTCGACAATACATGTTATCAAACCCGAAAGTTTTTTTATTTTAGATTTGCCCGTATTGGACGGAAACCGTATTGCTGGTAATATTTATGAGTGTTTTGATTTTTTCACGAAAACCGAATATATGGAGGGCGAGAACGCATGGTTTAATGAGAAAACTGGCCAAAAAGAGGATATAAAAAAACGTATTGTGTTTTGGAATTTA